TTATCCGTCCATGAACTGGCATCTAACGATACCCATTCATTGTTGCTATTAGCTATCGCTTTATTAAAGCCGTCGCTATGTGAGTAAAAACTAGATTTATCCTTAAAACACTGTTTTAAATGTATCTCTTCATTTTTCTCAAGTGGAGCAAGTAAACTTTGAGTCCAAAAGTCACAAATTGCGACGATTCGGCTTTTATTTGCTTTGTCAGCAATTGAAACCAGTTTTCTGAGTGTAACCTTACGGTTAACCTTCGATTTACCAATTCCTTTGTTCATAATGCTTGGTTCTATGTTTTCTATCTTGGCTTGCGCCTCGATATATTCCATAAATGATATATTTTCAGTTAATTCACAAACCTTTTTAAAGGGTTTATATAATTCAGAATTAACTAGAGCAAGTGCTTCCAATCTTGAACTTTCAATTTTGGGCATCCCGTTAGGGCCATTAGCAGGACCAAAGATAGGTTTAACTTTCAAACTTGTTAAGTTTGTTAGTCTATCCGTCTTAGGTAATCTAGTGATTAAGTAACTTTCAAAATCCTTCATGAAAGATTTATCAATTTCGAAATCTTTTATTATATCTTCTAACTCCATTTCTGAGAAATCTTTAGAAACTTTATTCAATTTGAATAGGGTTAAAAGTAGCCTGAAATATTCGGCTCTGGTAGTTTTATCCAAACCATCATCAATGATGGCTCGATAAATCGGACGCAATGCCCCGAAACAATTGGGCCACTTATCAGTCCTCCCAGTAGAAACTCTACTGACAGGTTCTGCATAACGTCCTTCGCATAACAATATACTGTAATTAGTAATTGCTTTATAATGTTTAGTACCGAATTTTACTCCTAAATTTCTTATGAAATTATTATGAGCTAAGGTTACGCATTCAACAAATCTGATAATATCAGGTTCTTTCAATGCTGGTAATGTTTTGGTAAACACGCAGTTTAATAACTTAAAATTTTGTGTTATTAAGCCTTTCGTATCTTTGTTTGTTATCTTTACAACTTTCGTTGTTGAAACAGTTTTTGAAGGTCTAAATTTTGTTGTTTTTGTAACTGAAAAGTTACGAAGCGACAGGTTTAAGCCATCTATCTTCAGAATTCTCCCCTTAACGGGATTTAATATACGTTGAGTTGTCATATGGAATTTCTATATGGCTCGAGAATTATGAGCTCTGTAAGTGGTTTACTCCATTTCTAGAGCAAGTTCATCCTACTTTCTTGAATATTACTCGGAATGGTCAGGTAGCAATACCTTTCACTTCCTCGTCTAGGTCCAAAAGGCCTATACGGAAAACCGCAACAGTGTTGCGGG